TGGTAATCTATCTAAATGATAGGTACTATAATAGGCGATATTGTTGGATCTCCATATGAGTTGAATACTGTAATGGAAGTTACAGATATAGCTTGGGAACCGCTATTCCATCCTACTTTGTCAAAGTTTACAGACGATTCGGTTTTGACGTGTGCAACCGCCGACGCAATTCTTGAATTGTCTGACACCAAAAGCAATTTAGAACCCGATTGGTTTTTCAAAACCAAATACAAAGAATGGGCATTGAAGTATCCTAACCGTGGATATGGTGGCACGTTTTGGGCGTGGGCAAATCAAGACCTTGACATAAAGAATACAAGTTATGCTGATGGTTGTATGATGCGTTGCAGTCCAATTGGTATAAATTGGAGAGATAATGTAGATGCAGCATTGGAAATTGCCAAATACAGTATTGAATGGACGCACAATTCCCCTGAGTCGCTGAGAGGCACAAGCGCAATCGTTTCAGCAATTTGTATGGGATTTCAAGGAAAAACCAAACAACAAATTAGAGCATTTGTCGAAGAACAATTTGGATGTTGGCTTTATGATTCTGTTCAGCAAGTTAAAGATAATTGGGACAAAAGAAATATTCGATGCAATATTACTTGTGCTCAATCCTTAATTTGTTTTCTTAATTCAATGGATTTTGAGTCTGCAATTAGATTAGCAGTTTATTCTCAGGGCGACGCCGATACCATTGCTGCTATTGCAGGATCTCTTGCTGAGGCATTTTATGGACCACAAAATATTCCACGTTGGATGATTGAAGAAGCCAAGAAAAGATTACCACAAGAAATGATTGATTTGATGAATAGATTTTATGAGCATAATTCCGTTAGTGATAGTTCTCCATATAAAAACTTCGTAATCTGAGGTATTTATAAATTGACAAACATAGAACTTTACACTAACCTGAAAATTATTAATCGGAAATAACTTGTGAGTAATAGTTATTAAAACAAAGAACAGTTACATAGTAAAATAAAACAAAGGAAAAACATGAAGTATATGAAAATAATCGGCGCATTGTTCGCCACAGTATTGTTAGCAACATCCGCTGTTGCGTCGGACTTTCAAGGTCCTGTATTTGACCCTTGCCATCTTTTTGGATGGGGAACCACAAATACAGATAACTGGACACTTAGCTTAGCGGGCGTTGGTGCAACCACAACTCAAGGCAGTTCACAATCTGTTTTCGGATTTGATTTTCAGTTAGGCCATGCTGATACTGTATTCATTCCGGGAGAAATTGGTGTTCGCCAATTAATTGGTTGGTCATCAAGACCAGATAAAAATGGTGGTGATTGGTTACTTAATACCGCAGTTTATCAGGATTGGAAACTCCTATCTTATAAGAGCCTCGAACTGTATGCTGGTGGAAACGCAGGCGCAAGCTATGGTAACACAAGTATGGCATGGACAGCAGGTCCAGAGGTTGAAGCAAGACTTTGGTTAAAGAAGGATGTTTATACGTTCTTCCGAACAGAATATGATTTTGCTCTATCTGATAAAAACCAAGACTCTCTTAGATACTTCTTGGGTGTTGGTTTCTCTTTTAAGTAATCCCTTAATATAATAAGTTATAAATTAAATGGGGGTGTTAGAAATAACATCCTCATTTTTTATCATTATGAGAAAAATAAAATCCATTATATTAACCGCGTTTACTGTTTTAATGTTTTGTTCTTGTGCAACAAATAAAACTCCATCATCGAATACTGTTGAAACAGCTCAACGAAAAAAAGGTGGTTATCCTGTAATAACCGATGTAACCGATGGAACAATAAAGCATCAGGGGGATAATGTTATATTTGATGTGACAGCAACAATTGAACCTTTACCACCAATACCGGTACCATCACCGTCTTTGCCATTGCCGCCATTACCACCTTTGCCATCTACAACATTACATTATCAATGGTATGATACTAATGGAATCGCAATCAATAATGCAATATATCCATCATACGTTATTAGAAAAATTCGTTCAACAAATGAGGGAACATATAATGTTAAAGTGTCAAACGGTTATGGGTCAGCTATTCGCCCTCTTACACTTACAGTTCTTTCAACAAATATTTTACCACAGTGTTTATCAGGAATTAGTTCTAATATAGCATCTTTTGCTTGGAATTATGATTTTGTTAATAATCCTACGGTTAGTGGATTTAAACTTTATTATGGAATAGCTAGCAAAACATATACTAATAATGTGGGTATTAATGGAAAAATAACAACCGGCTCAATCAGTAATTTATTATCTGGGACCACTTACTATTTTGCTGTGACTGCTGGGGATACAAACGGGTTAGAGAGCGATTATTCTAATGAAGTATTTGTGAATACTTCTACGACAAATGTTCAATTTGATTTGAATATTCAAATGCTTACCACAGGTATTCCGAGAGTTCAAACACAGGTATGTCCATTTCAATCACTTACTTTTTTATATAAGACAAATTTAATGTCTCCGAATTGGATGACTCTTACAAATTTAATTGCAGATAAATATGGTAATGCAATTTATGATGACGCGGGTGCCAAGGGACAACCACAACGGTTTTACAAAGCAACAACGCCGTAACATATGAGTAAATTTAGTGACAAATTAGTTATAGAACCGTTAGGGGATGGAATAAATTGGGAAGTTTACAATCCATTCAATTACCAATCGGATATTTTGGATGCGAATATCAGTATAGCAAAAGGTTTTATAACGGATGGTGCAAGCATACCACGATTGTTTTGGAATATTTTGACGCCAACAGGTCCATATTTTCAAGCGGCTGTAGTTCATGATTATCTTTACAGAAACCAACAATTTACTCGCCGTCAAAGCGATGATGTTTTGTTGGAAGGCATGTGGGTTTTACATTGCAGATTTCGTGAATACTGTGTCATTTATGTCATGGTAAGATTGTTTGGGTGGTATGCATGGTGGAGGGATGGAAAAGGAGCAGCAAAAACCAAAGCAAAGATTGGTGGTAACGCCAAGAAATATAAATTCTGGAGACACTCATAATTTTTACTTTAGACTTGCTTTTTTCAGAAAGTCCTCTATACTTATCAACAGAATGAAGAACATCTTTACATAGGTTTCAATCAACGGTTTCTCAACCAACGCAATCATTCTATTCTCAAATTCTCACGCTTCCATAGCTCAATTGGTAGAGCACGTCTCTCTAAAAGATTTTGTTACGGGTTCGATTCCCGTTGGAAGCGCCAATTTGTTCAAGTCGTATAAAAGCAAGTACACGTCTCCGTTAAACGAGCCGGGTGGTGGTTCAAATTCATCCTTGAACGCGGACGGTTAGCTCAGTGGCCAGAGTGTCTCCTGACCGAAAGGAAGGGAGAGGTCGGGGGTTCGAATCCTTCACCGTCCACCAATTTCAAAAAAATTGCGGTAGGCTTGACTTTTTGAAAAAGTCAGATATAGTTACTGGTGTTAGAGGCAAATGGTATAGTGATAACACAGAACATTGACACTGTTCAGTCCAGAGTTTAATTCTCTGTTTGCCTACCACGGCTATAGGTGTTGTGGAAGCATACAAGTTTCGGGAACTTGTGGGGATTGTTCAATTCAATCATAGCCGAAATCTAGGTTCAAATCGTTTTATCTTTGTGGGAGCAGAAAACCCATCTCCTTTAGGGTAGGGGATGAATGCGACCCATAGAATAAGTATTAAGGAAAAATGAAAAACTTGACTTTTTCCGTAAATCCATTATACTTATGGGTATGATGGTTAAACGAAACTACAAGTTCAGGTTGTCTCCCAAAGAAGGCACTGCCACTCGTCTTGAGCAGACGAGAGAAACTTGTCGCTACGTCTATAACCAACTCCTTGAGAAACGTAATGACCATTACAAAAAGACCAAGAAGACGTTTAGTCATTTTGATTGTTGTAAGTTCATTAAGGATATGGAACTGAAAACACCAGTCCATTCCCAAGTTCTCCAAAACGTCTCTGCCCGACTTGACCTTGCTTATCTCGGGTTCTTCCGTAGATTGAAGGATAAGAGTGGAAAGGCTGGATTTCCTCGCTTTAAGTCGTATGACCGATATGACTCCTTCACCTTCCCACAGACAGGATTTAAGATTGGAAAGAAAAAACTATGGATGTCTCGTATTGGAGACGTTCGTATTAACTTCCACCGACCAATGGAAGGCAAGGTAAAGACACTCACCATTAAGCGTGAAGGCACACATTGGTATGCTATTTTCTCCTGTGAGGTTGAAGTGAAGGTTGAGAAGCGTAAGTGGAAGCGTGCCTGCGGAATGGATATGGGATGTATTGACTTCGCTACGCTCTCGGATGGAACTACCATTTCCAATCCTCATTTCCTTAAGCAGTCCCAAGAGGAACTTTCCAAGACACAGGCAAAGTATTCCAAACTGAAAACAAAACCAAAGGATGACCCACGAAAGATTAAGACCAAAAAAACGTTGGTTAAACTCCATTGTAAAGTGAAGAACCAACGTAAAGATTTCCTACACAAGTTGAGTCATAGATTTGTAAATGAATACTCTCATATTTGTGTAGAGAACATTAAGCCAAGCCAGATGTTGAATGACAACTGGCGAAGTTTGAACAGAAGCATATTGGACTCGGGTTGGACGACATTTAGACAAATGCTCCATAGTAAAGCGGTAGAAGCTGGCTGTGAAGTAGTAGATGTTGACCCACGATATACGAGCCAGTTGTGCTCTGGATGCGGAACCATAGTTAAGAAGGAGTTGTCGGAGAGACAGCACAAATGCCCCATTTGTAATCTTAACATCGGGAGAGACCTAAACGCCGCACGAAACATTTTAAGAGTCGGAATGGACTCTTTTGTTAAGGAAACTTAACATAGAAGCCCCGACCCTTTAGGGTCGTGGGAGCATTCACAATAATGTATAATTGAGCTTGCCGTTTTTGAAAAGTCGGATATAGTTATAGTAGTAATGGCACTTTAGACCAACTGGAAGGAGTCGTTCCGTTTAGACCGGAAAATGTGCAGGTTCGAATCCTGTAGGTGCCACCAATTTTATACACAGACTGCGGCGTGGAACAGCGGTCCAATTTTACGGGGTAAGCGTTGTATCAGTTAGGCGAGTTAGTTAAGGACAATCAGAAAACAACAAGCGTAGCACCGCTCCCAAGGAAAAGAAGAAGTATAGTAGATGGTTGTGCTGCTTACTCTGTGGGGTCATCGTTCAATTGGTAGGACATCTGATCTGCAATCAGAAGATTTATGAGTTCGAGTCTCATTGGCTCCACCAGATTTACCGGAAGAGTAATTTCTTCCGGTTTTTCTTTTATCTTTGTGGGAGCAGAAAACCCATACCTGATGAAATGTGATGAATACAAGATAAAATCGGTTGTAAAAGAAAATAAAATAATCCTAATTTACGGATGTATTGATGATGTAAAAAAAGAATTAAAAGAAATGTATTCTGTGATATAGTTATATTAAATGGTCCCGTAGCCCAACAGGTAGGAGGCACAAGTTTCAGATGCTTGGTAGTGTGAGTTCGAATCTCTCCGGGACTACCAAATTTTATGAAAAATCTAATCTTATTACCGATATTATTTCTCCTATCAGGTTGTGCTATTGAGAAATTTAATCAGCCGCCAACATGGGCGTCTTCTATTTCAACTCACACAAGATTTTTTGGTGTTGATGCTTCAATTCCTGTAGCCAGTGGTGCAACCGTTGGTGTAAAACTTGGTTGGGGAAGTGTAACTTGGGCAGTCATTCCTTGTTCGACAAACAAAGTTTATGCTGCTCCTATTTCTGATACTTTCTCTTTGGGTCAATCGATCAACCCGTTTGATACAAAGATTACAGAAGATTTACAGACAGGTTGGGAAGGAAGCCCACCAATTCCACGTTATCCAAAACTTTTCAATCCAAACAGTCCAACAATTAGTACTAACCCAGTTTGTAAAAAGCTAACTTCACCCAAAGAAAAATAAACTTTTTCCTAATGGCTTGCTCTAGCTTTCTTATATATTGATTTGGTGGTTTCTATCATGTAGTATAGACACCACAACCTATGGTAGAAATAAAAGTTAAACCACAATGGAAACGGTCGGCATTAAAAGAAGCTGAAAAACTTGGTGCTATTAGACAATCAATTACAGGCGGTGCAGGCAATTTGGCAGGGTTTGTTGGTGAGAGAGTTGTAGCCGATTATTTGAGTATAGAAAAAGCAAATACACATCAGTATGATTTGATTACAAAGAAGGAAAAGACTTACGATGTAAAGACAAAACGATGTAAGTCAAAACCTTTACCAACTTATACAGTCAGTGTTTGTGCTCTCAATACAAAACAGGCATGCGATGCGTATGTTTTCGTTCGTATTGATAATGAGATTACCACCGCATGGATTCTCGGGTATATGCCCAAAGAGAAATTTTACAAGAAAGCTAAATTCTGTAAAAAGGGAGAGTTAGACCCAGATAGCAACTGTAATTGGCGCTTCAAAGAGGATTGTTACAATATGTATATAAAAGACTTATTGCCTATAGACAATTTGAAAACGAAAAAGAAATGATATGGAAAGTCAAGACCCACTAAGTAAATTACCGATGGTTAAAGTATGCACGATTTGTTTGCACGTTAATACTCAAGAATGGGGTAAACTATCTCCCGGCGTCACCAATGAAGTAAAAAAAGAAATAGAAGATGTTGTAAAGGTAATAGATGCTGAAAGAAGGGCTAAGAAGAGTGTAGCTTTTGGAGACGGTTATTGTAATTACCACACCAAGGCCATATATATCTCACATGGTATTAATCCTGATGAAGCCAAACCTTCTGATATTCCATGTTTAGTTGAGAATACGCCTCAGGCTGCTGCATTAAGACACGGTTATATGAAGGGGTTGTTTACACCGGAACAGATCAAACAAGCCGCTCAAGTTCAGCAACAAGACAACAAAAATCTAACCGAACGATTTAAGAAACTTGTTGGCATTAAATCCTAATATGAGTGAAAAGCTATGTATATTTTGTGATAGTGATGAAAATATAAGAAATCATCATATTATTCCAAAATGTAAAGGGGGGAAAGAAACTATTCCTGTATGTTTCGTTTGTGAGAATTTTATTCACGCGTCGTGGTCCCACAATGAATTGAGAGACACATATAATTCCGTAGAAGTAATACTCAATTCACCCAAATTTCAGGCATTTCTAAAATGGAGACTGAAACAACCTGCCACAGCAGTTTTCAAATCATCGCCGGGCAAATTTAGAGATAAGAACAAATATCATTGATATGACATACTGGCAAAAATCAAAAAAGAAAATCAACGACCTTCGTAAAAAGCAAGAAGAACTAAAAAAGTGTATTGACAAACAATATAATGAAATTGTTGACCAAGTTCTTCGTGAACGCTATGACTATCAAATGCGGTGCCATCACGAAAAGATGAAAGAGAAAAAGATACCGCCAGGTGGTGGCCATCGTTGGTGCCCTAAGTGTGGATTTGAGTATTGGTGGGGTAGTTATTCGTGTGAACCAACAGAACCACCCAAACCAACACCGCCACCATATTCAGAAGACATTAACAATTTGTTAAAGAAATGGGAACTAGTATAACAGTTCATTACGTTTACATGATTCTGTGTGGTGACAACACCTATTACACAGGTTATACTACTCGTTTGTTCAAGAGATATTTCCAACATTGCCGTGGTAAAGGGGCAAAATATACAAAGGGCAGAGGACCATTAGAAATGGTATATTGCGAAAAATATAAAACCAAGTTAGAAGCAATGAAACGGGAATATCAAATCAAACAACTTACACACAAGCAGAAAGAAAAGTTAATTAAACTATATCAAAAAAGAAAAACATGAAAGTCACGTTTACAGAAAAAGAATTCGACGTTCTGAGGAAGTTCCAGAACAAGATGAACAATGTGTTCGGTGAACAAGCTTATGTTGGCACTGATTATGCCACTGTTCTACTGGAATATTCTCCACGATTAAAGGCAATGCTTCGTCCTATGCCATTAGAAAAGCATTATGATTTTGAAGTCAAAATGCTTTCTTGTGAGGGTTGTAAACAGACTACTTTATTTCTATCTACTACCGATGAGAATACATACGTGTGTTCTAATTGCTTAGGTAAGAAGAAGAAGTAAAAAGAGCGCCATCACATATAAATATCCTCTATTTATGTGTGTATGGCACAAATTAATCCAGTACTTCCAGACGTTCTTGAGAACCGATATGCTTCCGAGCATGTTGGTGGGGCATTTAATGCCAAAAACATTCCAAAGCCAAAATCAACAGAACAGGCTTTATTAGATGCAACTTTCGGTAGAAAACCCGAAGAGTCATTAATGCTTGAAGGGCAAGATACGCGAAGGTATATCAAACATGATGAAATAATTGCTGAAATACCATCACAAGTATCATTTGGTCCCCGTGGTGTTCAACCTGTAGTTGTTAATCCAACAGCTCGTCCTTCAAGAAAATCGGTTGCTATAACAACTGTATCACCGGGTCAAAATGTTAGAACACCCACAGTTTCTTCTAAAGTTAAAGAAAATCCACTTTTAAGGACCAATACATATGCTGCAACAGTTATACCGGGTCAAAATGTTAGAACACCTATAGTTTCTTCTAAAGTTAAAGAAAATCCACTTTTAAGACCTAGTAAATATATTGCATCAGTTACTCCGGGTCAAATAACAAGAGTTGCATTATCTCCACCTATTATAGTTCCGGGAGAGAGAACTATTCGCCCAACAATTAATCCTTCTTTTCTTCCACAAATTCCCGGTCAAGGTGGAAGAAGTATTGCTAGAAGACCTGAACCAGCAGGTTCAGGCAAGCCGAGCACACCAGTACCAAGGGGATTTTCACCAAAATTTGTGCCCGTATTTGGTCCTCTCGTTGATTTACCACAACCTGTATATTGGAATACAGACCCAGATATTTGGGATATAAGCAAACTCGTAGGACAAACCTTCTGGGACCACCAATAATGAGTTTTTTTGCTATGTAGTCCTATTTATAATAGATAAAGATAAGAAAATATATGCCATACCAACCACCATTCGATTTACGAGGTAAGAAAATTGAGAATACATATCAACAACTCTTACAGTATAATACAGCGTCAGGTCTTTTTTACAATGGTACTGGAGTTCAACAAGACGTAAGTGTATCATATGCTAGTATAGCCGCATTGGCACTTACTGCCAATACCGCATCGTATGTAGCATCTTGTGCTAGTGCATCTTGGGCAAGCCAGTCATATTATACTATATCTGCAAGCTGGGCATCGCAGTCATTAAGTGCGTCTTGGGCACCAACAGGTCTAGCACAAAGCGCTACGTCAGCGTCTTGGGCATCACGTTCACTCTATTCTACGTCAGCATCTTGGGCATCACAATCATTTAGCACAAGTTATTCACCGTGGGCAGATTATGCTTTCAGTGCATCTTGGGCAAGTCAGTCATTAAGTGCAAGTTGGGCACCATCAAATGCAATTGTGAGTGCATCTTGGGCATCACAATCATTTAGCACAAGTTATTCACCGTGGGCAGATTATGCTTTCAGTGCATCTTGGGCAAGTCAGTCATTAAGTGCAAGTTGGGCACCATCAAATGCAATTGTGAGTGCTTCGTGGGCGAGCCAATCATTAGCAGCTTTATATTCATCCGCATCATTTTCAGCATCATATGCGTCTCGTTCATTTTACGCTACATCGGCTTCTTGGGCATCACAATAATTT